GTGTACCACCAGATGTCCAAGTTCCACTTGCGTATTCAATAGTTGTAGTTCCTGAGCCAGGAGGTGATTCTCCAGTATTAACTATTCCAGCACTTGATGTTCCGCCGGCTGTTACATATCCTAAATTTAATGGGGCGGCAGTTCCTGAAGTCCAAGACGTACCGTTGTAAACTTCTGTAACAGTATTAATAGGCCCTGCAGTTGGTGGAGGTGTTTGAGTACCTCCTGAAGACACAGCATCTGTTGTAGTTCCAAAACCAGCTCCTCTAAATGTATAATTTGATCTGCTTCCTCCAGAAGCCCATGAAGCTGCATTATATTTTTGCAATTTAAAAGGATTACTGGCAGTATCATACCAAATCTGACCTTGATTGTCTGAGTTAGAAGCCAGCGTTTGAACCGCTGCTCCTTTAATACTACTGTAGGTTGCCATTATTTATTCTGCAACAACCAACCTTGAGTGTCATCTACAAATACTAACGTGTTAGCTGCTCTTTCTGTAGACACAGTCAAATCTGATGCTGCTCCCTGTATATTCTTACCGTTTCTAGCGATTGTTAAATTATTTGTATCAAAAGTTCCTGCATAATCTATAAACGAAACGAAGTCACCAATACTTGGTGAAGCTGGAAGAGTTAAACTAAAAGCTGATCCTGATGTATTACAAAAATAACCATAGCCTGCTACTGCTGGTCCTGGATCTGCTGTAATTACTGCTTGCCATTGAGCACCACCAGAGACTTCTCCCCATGATAATACTCCGCCTGTTGTAGATTTTAAAACATAATCATTACCAGCTGCAACTCCAGCGGGCCATGTTAATGTGTATGATGTTGTAGTTCCGGCAGCTTTTTGTCCAATGTATTCGCCACCTGTTGTATCTTGTAATCTTATTTCACCTTGAGAACCAATGTTAAAGTTTGTTCCATCCCAAACTAAATTAGCTGATCCACCAAAGGCTCCTGAATTATTAAATTGAATTTGTGTATTGGATCCACCTGGTGAAGTTGCTGCACCAAAACCAACATCATAAACTCCTGTGTTAGTTGTAACGCCATCAAAATAAACTAGTTTCCAATCTTTGTCGTCTGTAGCCCAAGTGACTGTTGCACCTGAACCTGAAGCTGCTTTAAGTTGCACTGTTTCTGCATTTGTAGTTGCATTTTTAATTAAATAAAAGTTTTCTGTTAAAACTGGAAATGTAATAACTCTTGATCCTGTAAGAGCACCTGTAAATTCTATAACTCTTGTTGCAACAACTGAACCTGTTCCACCATCTGTTTGAGTAAATGCTGTAGTTCCTGACCCTGCAATAGATTGAGATATATATCCACCAGAGATTTGTTCTATAATATTTAAATTTGTATTAGTTTTTGTTCCCCATGTACCGGCATTTTCGCCAGTTGCCATTAGTTCTACGCCAAGAGGTGTGTATGTTGAAGCCATTATTTATTCTCCTAATTGTTGTTATTTATACTTGTTATATAGTTTTAAGTCAAACATAATTATACTGGATTTATTTTTGTATATCCTGTGCTAGTTTTAGGCACTATTCTTCCATAGGTACCTGGGAATGATATTCCTGGACCATTTAATGTTACTGTAGCAGATTGACCTAAACCTACTAAAGAAGCATTTGTTTGTTGCACTGTAGTTAGTGAATTTAAAGCAGAAGTTAATGATAATCCCGAAAGAATAACTTCTGAATTTGGAGACGCACTTACCGTTCCTAAAGTTGTTGTAGCTGTTTGACCTAAACCGGTTAAACTAATTACTGGATCTGAACTTATACTTAGTGAGCCTACAGAACTTGTAAGTGAGAATCCTGATAAACCAATAGCATTATCTGGTACTAAAGATCCTACAGCACTTGTTGCTGATAAACCTGATAAACCTATAAAGTGATCTCCTGGACTTAATAAACCATTTGAAGATACTAAACCAAGACCTGTAAGAGTAAAGGTAGCATCAGTTGAAACAGATTGTAAAGAATTTAATGTGCTGGTTGCTGATAAACCTGTTAATCCAACAACATCTTGTGGTGTAACAGTTCCTAAACTTGTTGTAAGTGATAATCCAGTTAAAGTAAATTGAGCTGCTTCTACAGAACCCCAACCATTTTGTCCCCAACCTAAAGTACCCCAACCAGGTTTTTGTACTACTTCTACACTTCCAACAGTAGCTGTTGCTGATAAACCAGTAAGAGCTATTTTAGTTTCTGCTCCACCCCAACCTTCAAAGCCCCATGTATCTGCACCCCAACCTGTTTCATTAAAAGCAGAAATTGTTCCTAAAGTTGTTGTTGCTGATAAACCTGTTAAGGTAACTGTTGATTCATCTTGACTACCCCAAGAATTTTGTCCCCATTGTAAAACTCCCCATGTATCAGGGTCTACTGTATTTGCAGCGCCTCCCATTCCTGAGTGATACTGACAATAATAATAAAGTTGTGGTGCTCCAACTGCTACAGTTATTTGAACTTGAGTAGTGCTATTTTGAATTACGCCAGTTGTATACTCAGTTCCTCCACTCCAAGTTCCATCAGACGTTGTTGAAAATTTAAAAGGGTGAGCAGATGGATAATTAAATATATAAGTATAACCTTCGGCAAGATTTATAGTATCTTGTTGAACACCATCAATAGCATATTTATTACCATAGCCAGTGCTGACTACCGTTACTGTAAATGTTCGGATTGCCGACATAAGGACTTACTCCCTATGCTATCTGAATGATTGCGTTGCCTGCTGTTTGAGCTGGAAATTGAATTGTAAAAGTTCCGCTTGTTACAGTTTTATCTGAACCAAAGTTAATTGCACAAACAGATCTGTTTGTTGTAAAGCCTGTTATTGAAGTTGTATTATAAATTAAACAACCTCTAGCTGTAAATGAAGCTGATGATCCCCAACTTGTATCATTAAATTTTATACATGCTGTGTCACCAGATAAAACTGGATCAGCACTTGCTACTAAAGTATTTCCACCTGTTGTATATCCAGAAGAAGTTGAAGTAACTTCGTAAGTGTTTGTTGGATCTGCTGTACCATCTGATGGTGCTGTGTATGCTGTTGTTGATTTACTTAAAGTTGCTGAGTCACTTGAGTATAAAGATATTTTAAAAGTGTTTCCTGTTGGTGCTCCACTTGAATCGTTAAAATTGTGTCCTCCCTGTAGGATTTCTGTTTTAAAAGAATTACATATTGCCGATGTTATTGTCATAATATTGTTCTCCTATTACTGAGGCGCTGACTCGATTGGAATTCTTATTGTACCATCCGTGTAATCGTCTCGTCTTCTTCTTCCAAGTTGCATTGCTGCAAACTTTTGTAACTCAGTTTTATATCGATTTTCATATAGTGTCAACAAATCATTTGGACCTTTTAAAAACATAAAAGCTTCTACCAAACAAGCATATAATAATCCTTGTGGAAAATAATTACTTACATATGTACCACTAGTATTAGTTTCTAGACCCGTTGGTAATGCATTATAATGAATAATATATTGATAATTTTGATCTGGTGTAGGTCCTATATAGATAGCTCCAGATGTAGATGTGGTTGTTCCAGTAGTAGCACCTCCAAACATAGCATAATATTTTGGTAAACCTTTTACGTCTTGCCCTGCTTGTCCTCCTTCAGGTCCTGTAGCTTCACCTATATATTCAGATATAAAAGTTTGATCGCGTCTTTCTAACCAAGTTCCTTGTTCTGTAACTGCTGTTGTTGAATTAAACACTTGTATACCTCTTACAAACAAAGTTCCTTTTGGCATAGTAATAGTATTAAAATTAGCTGCAAATTGAGCTTGAGCTTGAATTCTGTCCGAGTCCATAGGACAATCTAAATTAATTCTATGTTCAGCATTTTCTATAAATCTATTTATAACAGCAGTAGTAAATACATTAGAGTCTACCTCTGTGTAATTTCTAATATCTGTTGTTAAATTTGAATAAGTGTATCCAGCCATAATTAACCTCTATCATTTACGGGTCCAATTGTACACTGAAAACCGCCTCCTGTTTCTGAACTTGTTGCTGCATTTACTAATGGAACAGTAATAGAATTATAAACTGTTCTTGTAGCAGGTTGAGCTCCAGTTTGTTCTGTTGTTCCTATTGCTGTTGCTAAACGAGATCCAAATACTTTAGCTCCATTGTCATGAGATTTAGCAGGTGTGTTAGCTAATACTTTTCCTCTATATGGTGCTGATGTTCCACGTGTACATCCTGTTAAATTATTTCCAGCTTTTCCTGCATATTTAATAGTTTCATTTTCGTAAGCGCCACTCGTAGCGTTTATTTTTTCAATAACAATATATCCTGATGTAGGAAATTCAGTTGCATCATTTAAAACAATAGTATCAACTGTATCATTAATCGCACCATTTAACGTAGAAGATAATTCTAAAGTAGATATAGCAACACCACCAACTATTGATTTAACTGCTTGAAATCTTACATGAGATTCTCCTTCGTTTATTTGATTAGAAGGAAAAGAAACATTTAAAGTTGTATTAGAGTTTGTTGTAAATGGATTGTTAGGTAAAATATCTTGCACTGCAAATTCTACTCTTGCAGGTCTTGCATGTTGTAATCCTTGTGGATCAGCTCCTACAGGATGTGGTTCTAATTGTGGTTGCTTAGGTTCAAACTCAGAGATATGTACCCATGCACCAGTCCACTCTTTTACCATTTCTCGATATGGAAAAGCTGCACCTGATCTGTCAGATATTGCTAATGCTCTATTACCTTTTGCGAATCTAGCCATTATACATTTGGATAGTATGTCTTCGGAGTAATGTATGTGCTAGCTGGAGAACCATCT